GCGCCACAATCAGCACCGAGTCACCGGTCAGCCCGGCGTAAGTTGCCCGGATCCGCAGCGAAAGAACATCGGCGTTGTCGGCCAACGTGTCGCCGTCAGGGCCGCCGCTGGACTCGTCGCCAAGGTCGCCCCAAATCACCACATACGGGTATGTAGGGGCCGCAGGTACGCCCCACGCATAAACCCTCACTGACGACGGGATAAGCGCCCTAACAGCGTCGTAATGCTCCCGGATCACAGCAGCCCCTCCGTCGCCTTGAAAGCGAACTCGTAAAAGTTCGGGGCCTCTTCAAGCATCGCGTCCTCAGGGTTACGCACCGTGCCGCCACCAGCACGCGACGTACCGAAATACGCGATACCAGCCAACGAAGCAGAACCCCCACCAGCCGGCCCGACCTCAGCCTCAATCACGCCATCACCCGCAAACCCGTGAGTCTTCAGGTCATAACTGATCGTCGGGGCAAGCTGCTTGAAGTGCCGCGAAGACCGAGCATCCTTCTGCATGATCTTCTTGGTATTCACCGCAGACTTAGCCACCACGCCGCGGACCTTCGGGACCATATCAGCCGGGATCTTACGGAACGCCGAAACGAGCGCATCCAAATCCGAAGTGTCAGCGCTCATGCCGTGATCTCCTTCACCGGGAGTCGGAACGCGGTGTCGAACGTGTCAGGCGTGAAGCCCTCAACCCGGTACACCTTGCCCACCGTGAACGAGTTCAACAGCGAGCCGGTGACCTCCACCTCGTACCCGTCGCGGATCTCAGCGGCGTTCGCAGGGATGTGGACCTCGCGGGACACGACGGTGAATGAGGCGCCGCCGGCTTCCGGGGTAGCCGCTACCGACGCCCGCGACTGGACCTTACAGCGCCCCTCATAGACCGCCGTACGCTCCCGAGTGACCTCGCCCGTATCCGGGTCTGTCACCACCTCGCCGCCCGAAGTGATCCGGCAAGTATCAACCATCAGAGATTCGGCCTGCGCCATCAACTCCGGCAACGCCGCGAGGATGTCAGACACCAGACTCACAGGTCGCCACCCTCATAGATGGGAACCCCCGCAATGTCCGCCCCGCACGAGCAGTAGTTACCGCCCAGCGAAGCCGTACACCACGGCAGATGGAATGACGCCCGCCCAACCATGTCCAAAGAGAAGGCGCCGCTAGGCTCATCAAGCCCCAGTAACGTCCACCACTCATCAAGGATCGTCACCCTGCCCTTACCAGACTGGTAAGACCTGGACGACGAACCATCGTCAATGGCAATCGTTACCTGCGTTGCATCGTCCGGGCGCTTGATATGCGCCACCACGGCTTCCCGGATGACGTAATCAATCTTCGCCTGCTCCAGCGACTCAACACCAAGCTTGATCTGCCGGGACTCAATCAGCATCACGGCGTCATCAATCCACATCTGCCACTGCTGTTCCGTGACAGAACCAGCGGCAGGGGCGGCCTGCCCTAAAGCAACTGCAAGCATGGCCGGCGTCACTGCTGAGAACATGACCGCCCCTTCCTGTTATTCGCTGGTTTTGGAATCCGAAGACGCGGAAGACCTGCGCCGGGACGTGGTCTTCTCTTCGTTCCACTCGGAACCGAGGAGCGCCGCGGTCTCGTCGCTAACCTCAACCGTTACGCCGCTAACGGCGTGCGTCAGGCGCGGCATTAGTCGACCACCGCGTCAGTCAGCTTGGTGAAGGCGTTCAGGTCCGCGATACCCCAGCCGTAAACAACCTCAGCGCGGAAAGCGACCTGGTTGTTACGCTTCAGGTCGCCCTGACCGTCCGGGTCACCGTAACGGATCAGCTCAAGGCCGATCTGCTTCTGGATGCCCCAGCGGATAGCGGAGAAGTCACCCACGAAACCCTTGATGTTGGTCGCCGTAGCGGCCACACCGACGGCACCGACAGTGTTGGACACTGCCGAGTTGTGACCTTCAAGGAGGCCGCGTTCGGTGGAGAGACGCAGCTCGGGGTAGAGCTTCACGCCCTCGGAGGTGCGCAGGGAAACGAACTTCGACGCGAAGGTCGGATCCAGTGCGATCTCGGACGGGGTGAAGCCGCCGGCCAGGATCAGCGCGTCGGCCGCGTCAATGTTGGCGTAAGGCTTGTCCGCTGCCTTGATCTCAACGGCGTTGGTCGTCGCAGAAAGCTTCTGCATCGTGCCAACGGTTGCGCCGCCGGTCGGGTTGATGCCGTGGAACACGCCGAAGTCAAGGGCGCGGGAAAGTGAGGGCTGGATCAGGTCGAGGATCTGCGAAACAACCTCAAGCTGGTGGTCCTCGTCAGCCCACTGGACTTCCTCAGTCCAACGAACCGTCTTGTGGAACTTGAACGGTTCGACGGTCTTGGTCGTTGGGGTTACGGTCGATGCGCCCTTGTTCGCGCCTTCACCGACGTATTCCGCTTCGCCAATGTCGAACGTCATGGTCTTGCCCTTGCCGAACTTCATCGGCGTAGCACCGGACAGTGCGGCCACGGCGGAACCGTAACGCACCTTCCCGAGCCACGGGTCAAGGATCTGGTCAGGGATGGAAAGCCCTGCGGTTGTGAAAGTAGCCACTTGCTGCTCCTAAGTTATTCGGGCTGACCGAACAGTTGCTTCACGACGCCGCGGAAGTCACTCTGGTCATCGCCCGTGGATTTGGTTGCGCCCTCTTTGGGCGCGAAGTTGCCTTGCTTCTTGCGGTCTTCTTCCCGTGCCGCGAGGCGCTGGGCCTGTGCGGTGAGAGTGGACTCGTCGGCTCCGGTGAGGAACAGGTCAGCGTCCGAAGGTTCACCTTTCGGCCCCTTCTTAGTGCTGATCCCAAACTCTGCCGCCACCCTGGACCGCAGCGCCGCAGATTTCGTGGCCGCTGCTTCCTTCTCCATGTCCGCGATCCGCTGCTCCAAAGTCAGCGCGTTGCCGGCCTTGGTCTTCAACTCGTCGTAGTCACCGAACTTGTTCTTAGCCTGCTGCGCAAGACGGTCCTTCACGATGCGTTCAACGTCGGCCTGCGTAAACGTCTGCCCCTGCTGCTCGCCCGTGGACTGTGCGCCCTCAGCTTCGCCCTGCTCGGTGGTGGTTTCAGTGCTCATCGGATTACCCCGTTTCCGTCCCGTCGGACATCAGAACCGGCCTTGAAGCGCGGCCGTAGCGCTATCCACGGTTATCCGTGGAAGTCTGAATAGTTGGTGTTCAAGTACTCCCGGAGCGTTGCCTTCTGCGCCTCAGTGCGGCGCTTGGCGCTTGCCAGGTACTGCATTACACTCGCCTCTTCGCCGTAGTCGCTGGAAGAGAACACGGGCTGAGCGGTGCAATGGCAGTTCGTGTGCGCAGCGAACCGGGCCGTCGAATCGCTAAAGACAGCGCCCCTATCAGCCAGCATCTTGCACATCTTGCAGCCCTTACCGCTCGCCACCCGACGCCAACCAACCGCCGACGGGTCACGCCTGCGGTTCGTCAAAATCGTGTCCCGGTACGGTCGCGCCGTCTCCAACTGCACAACCTCAGCAAGCCTGCTAGACGCGCCCGCAACGTCATCCCCGAACAAAGGATCAGAGGCCCAAGCAACTCCCCGCCGAATCTTCTCGACACGGTCAAGGACCACAGGCTCAGCCACATACAACTTCGGCGCCGCTGCACGCTCGCGCTCATCGTCGTAAAAGTCAGCCGCTAAAGCAGAAGACCCGTCCGAGAAATGGGCGATAACGCCGGGGATGGTTTCAAGCAGAATCGAGCGCTGCTGCTCCGGCGAACCGGACACCCTGCCAAGAATCGCAGTGGCAGCGCTCAACGCGGCAGAAGTGACAAGTTGAAGCGCCGCCCTAGACTCAGGCGCCGTTGGCATTGGTGGCCTGCGCCTGGTCCGCCTGCGGCGTCAGGGCTGCAACAACCGCACGCCCGGCAGCCCGCCTACGGTCAGCCATAGCCCGCCGGATCTGCTGCTCATCAAGCCCCAGCAGCTCCAACCCAACCTCAGTCTCAGCAAGCCACGGAACAACCGCGATCTGCTTAGCGCCGGCATCAGCAGCCGCCGCCCGAGACAGGTAAATAGGCGAGCGCCACTTAGTCTCAATCGAGCCCCACTCTTCGGGAATCTCAGACAAGCCGTTTTGAATGGCAAGCGCCCGATTAACCGTTCGGCGGATCGGCACCGACCAGTCATCCATAGCGCCCTCAGCCTCAGCAATCAGGTTCTCCCTGGAAGCAGAGTAAGAATCCGCGCTAGTCGGGTTTGCCATGTCCGTCAGCGCAAAATCCGAATCGGGAAGGTCAGTCTCACGGGCCATCAACTTAGCCAGCGCATTCAACTGCGCCAGGTGCGGCTCAGGAGAAGCAGCATCAAACTGCTTCACATCAGCCCGCGGGTTATCCGCGTCCGGGTCATCAGGAATACCGAACGTGCGCCCCAAAGCGATCTGCCAAGAAGCCTTAGTCGAACCATCAGCGTTCTTGAAAATCGACTCATCAGCACCAAGCAGGATCAGCTTCGGGATGGTGTAAACATCCATGTGCCCCTCAAGGCGAACCAGCGCCCGCAGCGCAGAACTCACATGCGCCATAACCGGCCGCGTGATCCTCGACTTACCCATCCGGCGGGAACCCCGCGGACGGTACACCAGAGGGTCAGCAGGCACGTGCCACGGATGCTCAGAACGGTCTACCTGCCACTTACCATCCACCTGTTCGGCGTTGATCGTGACGCCATCCAAGTACAGGACAAAGCCGGAGATCCTGCCGTCCTTGCGGCTCGTAACAGACAGGAGGTTATCAAGCCGGCGCCGACGGGCATTCCACTCGCCATAAGCGTTCAGCGCATCCTTAGCGTGAACCAGCGCGGCCGGCTCGCCCGCGGACTCGTCACCCTTAGTGGTGATGAGGTAATTCACGCCATGAATCAGCGAATCCGTGCGGCCCTGCGAAAGCTCAGAGAAGAGGAAGTTACTTTCCTCAAGTTCCGACATACCCAGAGAATCAAGATCCCCGTCCGCCCAAATCATCTTCTCCAAGTTGCAGCGGCGAGCCAGCCCGTCAACGCCCTTAGCAGCCCAGCCAAGGGCCAGGCCGATATTCGCGTACTGCGGAGGGATGACCGTGCCTACCTGCTGCACAGCCCGCTTGCCGTCATAGTGCGAAGACCGCAAGAAGTTCCGCGGCTCCTTCTTCGACAACTCCTGAGCGCACGCATTCAGCGTCACAAGCTCGTCATCACTCAGGCCAGGAACAGACAGCTTCTCGTAAGTCACAGAACCACCGCCGTCCTAGATCCAGTCCGCCGCACAGGGCGTTTCACGTTTTCGTTTTGAGAGCCCCAAAGGGCCAGAGTTTCAGCAACAATCGGCGTGATATCCGACGCCGCATCCTTCCGGTTCCAAGCCCAACCGCCAGCCAAAGGACGCTTCCGGGCCAACGACAAAGCAACATTCACCTGCGGCTGATCCGTATGCAGCACAGACTGATCAATCACGCCGTCATAAAACTTGGCGCACGCGATTGCCATATCCCGGCCCTCGGCGGCCGCAAGAGTCACGACAATGTCCGTACCGATTAGGTAGTACCGGTCCCGCCGCTTCTCAACCAGGCCAGACATTTCATCCACGACAACCGCGTGCAGTCTGTTCTTAGAAGCGCGAGACACAACCCACGGAATCACCCAATCAACACCCTTACGGCTATCATCAAGCTCCACGTGCCAACGACCATCCGCACGCTGACCAGCAAGCGCCACAGACGCAACAGAGCGGTTAGGCGGCACATCAATAGCCAAAGACAGTCGATCAATCGCCATCGACGCCGGATCCGCGATACGGTTCCACGAATCCTCATCAATGACACGAGCAGAATCCTCAGCGTCCCAAATGCCCAACGCCTCACGCTTGAACGAATCATCATCCGTCAAGTTCTCCCGCATACGCTCCATAGACTCAACCGGCGTGCGGTGAGGGAACGACGGGTTAGCCTTAGCCCACTGCTCACGGTCATCAGGGTCCGCCTGCGGGTCAGCAGCGAACTCCACATAGACAATGTTCTTAGCCTTGCCCGAGAGTGCCTTAGAGCGGCGATTAGAGAACTCTTCGCCAGGGTCAGTAGGCCGCGGGGGAGTGCCCATAAAGAACAGCAACGCACCGGACTCCTGCTGAGAC